CTTAACCACGCAATAGTTAATAATCTCCAATGTTCTTTATAATCCACTAGTTACCCTGACCAATCTTGTTTACTTCAGGCATCACAAATTCAGCCCCAAAACTCCAAGTTATCGGTGTTCGCCAATAACTTAGATAAGACTGAAATTGCTTTATACCATAGTCTGCCCTTGTGAAAACTGTCTTAGCAACAGTATCATTTGAGTAAACAGCACTTGCAACATGCAATTTTTCAGTCTTAGGGTTCTGAATTAGAATTACAGCCATAGCATTAACTGAAGTCTGAATTCCTTTCTTTTGTGACTCCCTATCACAGACCAAGCTCACTGGATTAGTCAATGGCTGTAGTACGGCATTCATTGGATTAGTAATTTCCAATAAAGCCTTTCCTGAAGGTCTATTGCCTGAACCAGACAAACCAGTGTCGACATTATCTATCGCTGGTGCTATTAAACCTTCAGTCTCAACCAAATCACCTAAAGTGTCTGATGGTCTGAAACCCTGTTTGTATAAGTTGTTTATTGTATTCATAATAAGTTCCTTTCACTTACTATTTCTTTCTAAGCGGCAAATCGCTCACTTATGACTGTCCTTTTATTACAAGTTTTTTAGCACCCTACCTTTTAATCGGCTGATAACCCATTAATGCGGTGTAAAAAACCTGTCACCAGCTCAGGACACTTCCACCTAGCTGGCAGTTCATTTCCACCTGTCAGGGGATCTTGAAATTCGCACTATAGCGAATTTACCTGCAGGAGAAATAGAATCTGGCCACTTCGGTTGACAGTCCCCTTTGTAATAAAATGCGGACATAAGAGAGAGAGAATGAGAATGGAGTACATTTTTTCTATATGTTATCCAAGATTTGGAATACTTTTATTTGCTTATAAAATAAAATGTTTTCAAATCCCCTGACAACGATCAGGGGTGGAACTTGGCTCCTGAAAAAAAATGTACGGGATATGCGGAGTCTGGGTTGCTTGTCGATAGATCAGGCTGTGATCTTCTGATCTACCGAAGAGTAGTTTAGGTTTGGCAGAACCTAAGAGAGCTACACCGATGATGCTAGGGCGGATTGATGCTAAATGCTGTACGCCGATGGTCGTCTTACCCCCCTTGTAGAACCAATGGTGGTTCTCAGAGTGCTGAGTACTTTCTATCTATCTTGAATGTAGGGAACTATAAGGGTGTTCATGTGTGCCCGCGTAGTGCGTTAGTAAGAGTTCTAAAGTACTACTCTCTCTTCTTCCTAAAGAAAAGATATACTACGTATATCCAAAAGAAAGGGTTTCTCCCCTCTCTTGACTAGGAGCTTAAAAGTGCGTTATTATGCCCTACATGGAGTCTACGGATATAAATGAAATAGTTTACTTTCTTTACAGCAATCATCACGTAAAGATTGGCAAGGTTACAGCTAAAGACCAAGACATAAAGTCTAGGGACAATGAAGATGCTGTTGTAAGTAGATTAAAAAGTTGTCAAACAGGCAACCCTGACAAAATATATCTTTTAGGCTACATGTTTGGGAGTGAGTCGCACTGGCACAAACACTTTGAAGAACACAGAGGCAATGGTGAATGGTTTGGTTTTTACGATAATGTTAAACATGCAATAAGCAAACTACCACTCTATGTTAGCCAAGCTTACTTAATTGACTCAATGGTTGAATTAGGTAACTTCCAAAAACGAATACAAGAATACGAAAACAACAAAGCAAAGTTCAATGATTACCTTTGGGAGAAAGACCGTGTTTTTGATTCCTACGAAAACAAAGAAGAAGATTTAGAGTTTGCAAGAAAACATTGTTTTGAAATCGGCTGGTTTTTATCTGAAATGTTTAGTGCAGGTCATATGCACTTTGCAGAAAAAAGAAAAACAAGAATAAAAGATTGGTTCGGAGATATTATTGAAGTCGGCGATAATTATTTTTCAGCAAACTCTTCTGTGTCGGCTGAAGGCATAAGCGTAAAAAACGCAGTATTGTTGTTTAAAAATGCAAAAAAATATTTAGAACTTAAAGAGATGGTAAATGGCTGATAACAATAATCCATATAGACAGAAACCAAAGAGATTGGTACCACAGGGTAAGACATCAAAAAGATTGTCAGGCCTAACACCTGATGGTTTAAGAAAGCGTGTGCTTGATGCATTACCTCATTGGGAGTCATATCCTAGGTTGTTTAGAAAGGTATTGATATTGTTGCCTACTCATGGAGACTTAGAGTCTATTGCAGAGGAAGTGGGTATGGATGCTGCCGACTTGCTTATCCGTGTCAACAAGAGGCCTAGCTTTGCAAAGATTGTTGATTTTGTAAAAAACAATGGCCACTACCCTAAGTGTGAAAGTACTGGTGAGTATCTAAAACACCCTAACCTGGTTGAGCAGTACGCAAACGAAATGAGTGTTTCAGCTATAATTAACCTTGAAACTAATGCAGGACAAGCACCAATTAACCACAAGATTGTCGATTCTGCTGGATGGTTCGCAAATATTGAGTATGATACCGAAAGATATAGGCGTCAAAAACAGCATGCACTTGACAAATACGAACAAAAAATAGATTCTGAGTCTGTGGTGGAGCAAGTAGAAGAAGGGTTAAAACCATTTGTCAGGGATGTAAATCCAGAGGAGGAAAATGGCAAGAAAGAGAACGCTGAAACCAAGGAAACAGGCTCTAGTTAGACCTGTCCCTAAGTATACGCCATCTCCATGGCAAGATGCTTTACACAGAAACCAAGCCAAGCGTAAATGGGTGTGGGCAGGACGAAGAGCAGGCAAGGGAAGAGCAGCTATTCAAGAGGCCATAAGTACTATACTTGAAGCAAGCAAAACCAAATTTATTGTTAATGGCAATGATGTAACAGATACCCTAGTCCCTGATATTCACATATGGACTGTTGCCCCGACCAAGGCACAGATGAGACAGGTGTGGAATGAGATGAAAGCCTATATACCTAGATACATGTGGAAAGATTATTCAAGGGCAGGTGGTCGTGGATCATGTTGGCATGAAGATGAATATTATGTAGAATTAGAAGTGAGGCAGCCCAACGGGGTTTTCTCATCCGATACTGTCCGCAAGAGTGTGCTTTGGGAGTTACGATCCGCAGATAACCCTGAAACACTACAAACTGTGGGTCTTGATTTTTTGCATATTGCAGAATCTCAGGACGTCAAACAAATAGCGTGGGACAAGGTGGAATGGGTAACTGAGTCACCTGGTCGTATGGGTAGAATATTTGCAGAAGGCATCCCCCCTATTTCAAGATCACACTGGTTTTCTAGGCAATTTAAATATGCAGAAAACAACCCTTCCCTCCAAAATCTTGCAGTCACAGCTACAAGTTTTGACAATATGTATCTAACTGACCAGCAAAAAGAAAATATATATAAACAAAAAGAAACTACTACTGAGTGGATATGGGAAAGGATGGTTTTAGCTAAACAGCCAGATGTAGGTGGTGGATTCTTTAAAAAGATTGAAGATGCTGCTGTAGGTGCTTCCTTGTCTCGCCCCACTGACGGACATAAGTACGTAGCAGGTCTTGACCTTGGAAAACAGGTTGACCCTACTGTATTGATAATTAAGAACAGAATTACCAGAGAATCAGTTTATTCTTATGAAATGCTTAAAACTGACTGGGTATTACAGAAGGAAACCTTGGTGTCTGAGATTAAAAAATGGGGTTGTGAGTCAGTAATGATGGACTCATCAGGTATGGGTGGTGATGTATTATTTGACGAATTGTTAAATCTCGGCGTCCCTGTGATTGGCAAGAAGTTCACTCCTCAAACCAAGTATCAGCTATTCCTTAATTATGCTGTAGCTCTGCAAAATGGAACAACGACTTTTCCTCCAGAATGGACTAAATTGCAGAACGAACTAGACTCGATTGAGGTAAAACAAAATGGCTTGACCTATAGTTTTACCCACCCTAACACACAGCATGATGACTGGGTGGACGCCGAGGTGCTAGCACTAATGGCCTGTGATCCTCCAGAAGCTATGGAAGAAGGATATGAACCAGTCTTTACAATTAAAACTGTTGCACCATTGACTCAAAATGGTGTATCTTATACAGAAGGGCGAATAGCCCGCATGAAAAGACAAAGAAAAGCAAAACAGCTAAAAGAACTACGAGAAGTGGTAGAGATTAGCACAGAGCAAGAATCTATATTAATGGACGCATTAGACTGATATGGTTAACAGCTATAGAGTAAATACAGGCGAAGCAGAATCGGCCCATGAAGAAACTGTCGATTTGCTATCTTCGCCACCTTTAAACGAACCTACGCTTAGTGAAGCGTGGGTAAAAACACAATTATCTAAAGGTGGTGCTGCAGATTTTTTTGCAAAATTTTACGATAATTGCTCAGAAGCTGATGAATTTTATCTAGGGGAGTTCGATTTTTCCGTCCCTCTAGGCGGAACTAAGGTAAACTTAGGAACATTCCATTCCATCATTGATACATTGGTAGCCCACGCCTCCCCTAGGTTTATGGATATTGATGTGCCTCCACCTGGCCCAAGAGCTACAGCTAGAGCAGAATTACTTGAAAAGTTTTTAAATGGTGCACATCACATGCTTGAACAAAACACTCCTGTAAAAAGAGAAATTGTAAAACATCAAGGATTATATGGAGTATCTTTGGTTAAGTTTGAGTTTGCTGGACATCAATGGGGAGAAATGCCTGAACCACCTGAAGAAGGTGGCGATATGTCTGAATACGAAAGACAAGTCAAAGAGATTACAGAAAATAGAAAGTTTAAGTTTCCAATTATTTCAGAAGTAGTAAACCCACAAGAATGTGTATGGGATTTAGCAAGTACACACCCACGATGGATTATACGTAATACTGAG